CGCCAGTCACGCTCTTGGCCGTACGCCCACGGTGCGGCCTTGAGCTCGTCTGCCCACGCTCCCGCTGGGCTTTGATTGTCGATCGTCATACTCGACCTCATCTGTGCCGGGTTCGTAACTGAAATGGTTGCAGCGATAGTCTGCCGGCCAATCATTAGCGGTGCAGAATAACTGCTTGCCGTCATGCTTGGAGTGTCGGCAACTGCGGCAGTTCATGCCAGCCTGTACCGCGCGTAAGTCTTGCCGCGCTTCGTCTCGAGCTTGGATGCGATCTGATATCCCTCTGCTTTCAGATCGCTGATACGAGCGGCTAGGCGCAGGCATCCAAAGCGCATGGCATCCATTGCGGTGATGCTGCCGCGGCGGCGAATAAAAGCAATGACTTGTTTTTGCTGTGTCTTTTTCACTTGTGTTCTCCGTAGTCGGGTTCTGGTATGTGAATGCCGAGCTCCGCGCACTTGGCCTCGATCAACGCAAGGTGGTCGCTGAACTCCTGCTTGGTGAGCTTGCTGGATCTGCGGATCGGCTTGTGTCGCTTACGGCCAAAACCTTCAATAATCTCGGAACCGAATGCTTCGATCAGGAAGTATTCGTGCAGATCGTCTGCTGTCCAACCTCGCAGCATCTCACCGCCTCCCTCGAGGATAGATGGATATATGACGCCCCAGAGGAATGCGTTCTGTCTGTCGGATCGTTTCGGCTTGAATGCCTCGATGGTGACTTGCCATGAGATGCTGGGATCTAGCCCTCGCACCAAGACCGAGACCGCTTGCGCGATCTGGTCTGGTTGAGTGCCGCGAGGGAATACTCGTTTCAAAACGGGATATCTCCGATCTCGTCATCGGTAAACGTCTCGACGACTTGCTGCTGCTTCGGAACCTGTCGCGGTTCCGCGAGGCCATCCTTTGGCTTGACGGACAGCGAGAAGTATTTCTGGCCTGCCAGCCTTCCGTTCTGCCCGGTCTTGAGCCAGCCGTTGAGCCAATACTCGACGCCGTTGATATTGATGCTGCCGGTATAGTCCGGCTGGTTCTCGCTCTGCTTGCGGTCGTTCTTGGCGAGCAGGCCGCGGTTGGTGTTATCGAATTGCTTCACAGGGTCATCTCCTTTAGGGCTTTGGTTTTGCGTCGAACTTCTTCGAGGAACTTCTCGACCTTCTCGGTCATGTTCAGAATGTCGGCTTGATTTCGCACTACGCGGATCACATTGACACGCAGGCGCTCCGGCAGCTTTGGCTGATATACGACGTAATCGCACCAGTCTCGCCCGGTGACGGCGAGCTGCCATTGGATCTGGTTGTAATGGTCGGTCGGAACTTTCTTCGACTCGAGCAAGTCCAAGGCGGTCGCCGGCTGTACGCACTTGATCTCGATGAGTCCATCCTCACCGACGAGCCCATCGGGTGAGCAGCCTGCCTCGAGTTTCGGATGCCGGATGAATCCGGTCTGATCGACGATGACCGCATTACGAGCCATATAGGCGGCGCGCGCTTCATCCTCGGTGTCGATGCCGTGTTGCATCGCGGAGCTCACATATGTCTCCGTAGGCTCTCCCGTGAGGCGCTCGCAGACGAGCTGCGCCTGATAGTTGCGATATCCCGCCTTGCTGCTATCCATCAAGACATTGGATATCGCGCTCCCGGTCACGAGTCCGAGACGGGCGGCGTACCATTCGGGTGATCTCTGTTCCATCATTCCTCCGCTGAATGCCAATCGGTTTGCCGGCGCAGAAACGTCGGCCATGTAAGGGTGTCCGTGAACGAGCGATCCTCGAGCAGGACATGGTTGGTTGGTTGGGCGGTGTATCGCCCGTTGGTGAGCTGCATGAAATAGAACTCTTTGGATTGCGTCGGTGTGGCGCTAAACGCATCACCGATCGGAACCAAAGTAAACAGGTAGTGTCCCTGATATTCACCGCTCTTGCACTTGGCTTTGCCGTTCATGCCGGCGAGATACGGGTACTCGATCATGCTGAACTCGTAGCCGTAGGCGTCCCATGTTTGGGCATCGGCAGCAGTCCACGGTGCCGCGGTGTTACGGTGCGCAACCTGATGCAACGGCACGTTACGGTAAACCGCTCCGCACTCGAGCATCACATGGCAGCCGAAGGCGCGGCCCGGGTAGCAAGTCAGGCCGAACCAGACGCCCTGCAACCAGTCATGCTGGCCGAGGGCGTTAGGTTCCACCCAAACATACTGATGCGCTGGGAGCGCACCCGCATGGGAGTAGATCATTCCCATCCTCGCTGGGTCAGATCGAAGTTGCCGATCGGTCGGCGACGCATGATGTTCTCGCTCGGCCATACCAGCAGGACAGAGCCGTATTCGTGTTTCCAGCAGCCCTCGTTCGTTTCACCATCTCGGGTGAAATAGAAGGCTCGCTGTAGTCCATCGAGATTGGCCTTGCTCGTGCCGAACTGATTGGAGTCCATCTTCAGCAGGCACGGGTCGGTAGTCAGAACCGTCTTGCCTCCGAACTTGGGATCGTTATGTGCGGTCGCAAAGACGCCAGCATTGGCGGCAACGGAACCGAGGGCGAGAGCAACAATAATCATCTTACGCATTGGTAATCTCCTTCTTTCTGATTGCGAACTTATCAATGTAATTCTGCCGGGTAGATTCCGGCAACGACTTGAACAGGATGGTTAGTGCGTCGACGCTAGTAGCCGCGGCGAGCTTGGCGTCGATCTCAGCGTCCATCTCCTCGCGCTCTGCTTCCGGCAGATCCTCGCCGCCATAGACGTACAAGCCGAGGCCGTGGATCGCGATGCACTTGGCAAGGCAGCGCATGATCGAGGTGTTCACCGCAAAGCTGTTCGGGTTCTCGATAGGCTTGTTGCGATGATCGAGCACCGGCAGCAGACAAGTCTTGATGTCGCCCTTGATCTCGACGCTAACCTTGACCATCGCGCTACCGTCTTTCAGATAGACCAGCGGCAGCCCGTCGTACTCGTGAACCGTGTACCGAGCGGTCGGGTCGATCTTGAGCACCTCGGCCCAAGCCCATGCCCAGCTCAGGTACGAGAGGCCGTTCTTCTTTTCGATGTGGTCGTTGACGTTGATCTTAAGTAATTCGCTCACGGCAGGCTCCTGTAGATCTTGTCGAGTTCGGTTTCGATTATTGCGTTTAGCTCGGCAAGCGCCCGGTCGCAGGCAGCGATGCGCTCCCGCTCGTCACGCTCCTGCGCCTCGATCTCCTGCTGGTGCCACCAGCTCTGATCGTCGTTCCCCCACGGTGCGTTATCGATGGGCATTGATAGTCTCCTGTCGTGAGCAACCGCGGTCACCGCACGGGTCGAGTGCGGCAGCCAGTAAGAATAAAAGGGCGATGCCAATGAACTGCGGCCAAGGCGATTTCATCGTACGTCCTTGGCAAGCGCCTCTACGCCAGAGACGTAGCCTTCTGATTTGCCGAGGGTGTAGGCGTATTCGATGGCCTGCTTCACAAGCGGGTCGAGCGACTTGTTATCGATGAGGTGAGTCAGATCCGCAACGATGCGGTCGAGTTCAGACTGGTAGACGTTCATGCGGCCTCCGCGAGTTTGGCTTGGGCGGCTTTGACGAGAAACGTGGCGTAGCGCACTTCGTGACTCTTGGGATCATCGTTGGCTTGCAGCCATTCGATCCAAGACTCGAGTTCGCCTTCGGTCTTGAGAATGAGCTTGAGGTCGCAGTCGATGCATTGGAATTCGTGAGCCGGGTTGCCGCAATGGCAAGTCTCATGCTGCGTTTCGCAGGATTCGCAGAACCAGCCGAACTCCTCATCACCGTAGTGATTGATGCCGATGCACTCGAATGCTGGTTCGAGGCTGTTGCAGCTGGAGCAGAAAGCTTGTGTACCCATGATCGTCTCCTGTGTTGTTATGTGTGTATCGTAACGTCGGTTAAGAGAAAGTCAACAGCCCGAGAGGGGCGGCTTATGCCGCCGCCTCAGCGCGTAAGGCTTCGATTCTGTCCCACAGATCAAAAGCCTGAACAATGGTGGCGGCAAGTTGGCGAGCGTCTGACGATCTGCTGCAATCCATGATCCATTGAAGTTTGACGGCTGCATCGTCTAGGACGTCATCACTACCGCCCCATGTCTTTGCGCGACCGATAAGGAAAATGGATTCGTTGATTGCTTTGATCTCGTGGTTCATTCTTGCTTCTCCTGTTCGGGCTGCACCGTGCCGCCCATGTGTGCATATTAACACAGGTTAAGTAATAGTCAACACCCCTCCACAGAAAATACCTACCTCCGTTGCTATGCATTCTGTCGGTGTATCAATTCCAAGTAACTGTGGTTAACATACACAGATGAACATCAACGATGCACTCGCTACGTTCGGTAGCAAAGCGGATCTGGCTCGAGCGTTCGGCGTCTCGCAGCCAGCGGTATCACGATGGGTACGCAAAGGCGTATTGCCAGAGAAGCAAGTCATGCGGCTACAGCTTGGCCTTGTGACTGCGCCTAAGCCCGTAGACGCTCGCATACGCAGAAAGCAGCTCCAAGTCGAGGC